AACCGTCCCCGGCTCAAAGTCACCGCTGGTCGAGTTGTAAATCAGCACCTGACCGTTGCTAACCCCCGCAAGCGACACATCATTCGCATCGCCGACGCTGAAATTAGAAAGGCTAAAAGTCCCATACCCCACGATGCAGACATTCGCGCCAGCCGATGCTGCGGAAGTCAGAACAATCTGCGTACCGCTGGTGGCCGTGAAGTCGGTGGTCGGAACCAGCTTCGCACCGTTGAGCCAGACATCGACATAGCCCGCGTCATAAGTCGCCGGGAAGGTCGTATTGGATGCGCCGGTATAGCTGCCCGATGCAGTGCCAACCACATAGTCATAGCGATTGGCCGTGCCGTTGACCGATGAACCTGCTGCCGTCCAGCCACCAGACGAGTACACCTTCATGGTGTCGGTGGTGGTGTCGAAGTAGAGATCACCGACTTGCAGTGCCGAGCTGTCAGAGCGGGTTGTCGGCGCAGTAGCCGAGCCACCGATATAGACATCCGAGAAGTTGGTGATGTCAGCGACATTGGTTGCTGCGGTATTCACGCTGGCAATGTTGGTTGCCACCGTATTCACATTGGTGATGTCAGTGCCAACCGCATCCACAGCCGTAATGTTGTTGGCTACGGTTTCAATTTCTGACACCGCCTCATTCAGGTCATTGGCGGTTGTGATGATCTTTGCAATGTCACCAGCGACCGTATTCACATTGGCAATGTTGGTTGCCACCGTGCCAATGTCGGTTGCATCTGCCGCTACCGCATTGATGTTCGATGCGTTGGTCGCAACGGCATTGATGTTGGTGGCATTGCCCGCCACGGCGTTGATGTTCGATGCGTTACCGGCAACCGAGGTCACATTGGCTGCAATCGCCGCAACGCCAGTGATCGCATTGGTCGCGCTCGTACCGTCTTCGATGTCGGCCAAGGCTTGGATGTCAGTGGACAATCCAGCCACCGTACCGATGTCTGTGCCATCTGCGGCCACCGTACTGACTGCTGAGCTGATCCCGGCAACCGTGGTGACATTGGCCGATACGCCTGCCACTGTCGTGACATTTGCCGAGATACCGGCAACGGTATTCACGCTGGCGATGTTGGTCCCGACCGTGTTCACATTGGCGATGTTGGTCGCCACGGTATCAATCTCAGATACCGTTTCGTTCAGGTCGTTGGCCGTGGTTTCGATCTCAGAGATCGCTTCGTTCAGATCGTTGGCAACGGTGATGACATCAGCGATGTTGGTTGCCACGGTGTTGACCGAAGCGATGTTGCTGGCCACCGTGCCAATGTCGGTCGCATCTGCCGCGACAGCAGTGACGTTTGCAGCAATCCCTGCCACCGTAGTCACATTGCTTGAAATGCCCGCTACGGTCGTGATGTTCCCGGCAATACCGGCGAGGGTCGAAATGTTGTTGGTCGGATCGATCTCACCGGCAACGGTATTGATCGCTGCCGTGTTGCCCGCCACGGTGGTGACACTGGCAATGTCTGGACCGGCTTCAGGTAGACCCGTGACTTCATTGAATGCCAGCACCGTGCCCTTACGCACGTCGATCGCCGGCAGAAGAATGTCTCCACTGGAGCCATCGGAGATCGGGAATTTGACCGACCGCTCGACCGCATTGTCGACCTGCTGAATCTGAATCGTGGCGCGATCGAGCGCGTCATTGATCACCGACGGATAGAACCCGCCCTGATTGGTCAGGTCGACCGGTTGCTGGTTATCAATGTCCGACGTGACCGTGAGTTTGTAGCCCGAGGCCAAAGCACCCGCTGTCAGCGTGATTGAACCACCCGGAGCAGTGTTCTGATTTTCATTCAGACTGACGGTGTAATCCGTCGTCAGCGTCAACGTCGAGTCCGTACCCGTAGCCGTGGTGGTTTTGATAACCACCAAATCCGACTCCGAAAAAACCTTGAACGTGAACGCAAAAGTATCGGCCGTGCCGCTACCTGTGAATGGCCCAGCTAGGCGGGTATTGGAACTGATCGTCATTCGCGGACTCCCTTGAAACTACCGCTAACGGTAGCTTCCGGGGTGCGGGATACGCGCACTCCTAGTCGCGCGGGCGACCAGTCAGAATCGACATCGGATTGTCGGTATCGCCGTCTGCGTAGGCACGGTAGCCGTCTATGGTTCGCCAAATCTGTGACGATGGCAGACCAAACGTCCAGCCCAACCCTCGGATCAAATCCTTGTAGTCAGAATCGTCGGCATCGCCGGTGATCATGTTGGCGACGGCTTTGGGACTCCGGCCGATATATTCCAACCCACCCTCAATCGGCGACATCTTGACGGAGAATCCGCCCACATAATCGCTATCGAAGGTTTTCCACGTATAGGGAAGGATGTCTCGGAACAGCGGGAAGAACGCACCCGCAAATAGTGCCGAAGAGCGGAAGGCGCAGTACAGGTAATCCTCCGCGTCTGGGTCTTCCCCACAATGGCCGCGTGCCAATGCCTCCAGAACAGCAGGCAACACCACGATAAATGCAGCATCCATCGTCAGCATCATCGCAGCCTTCGCTCGCTTTCCTTGGTCTCTGAAATAAGACGCCTCCGCTGCCCCACGGCGGATGCCGCCGAGCTGAGCATTGAAGAAGTTGTAGACCATCGTGAAGATGCGTTTGAATTCGCCGGCTGTGCCCGTTCCCCCTGCAATGTTGGCCAGATCGACCGCGCGTCCGGCGCCTTGGGTTTGTCGGATGATTCGATCCGCGTACAGCACGGCAGCCTGCTCATCATTCCCGTGCTTTTTCATGCCGTCTTGGTAGGCGGCCACCCATGTCGGCATAGTGATCATCCGGTCCATCACCGAAAGACCAGCAAACCAAAAGCTCAGCGATGGCATCAGATTTACGCCGCTCAGACTGAGACGACGTAACTCTTCGTTCATGTCGCGATCGAAAGACGCCAGTCGCTCGCTCATGTATTTGGATTTGCCGAGGACCCACTTGTACTGCTGGTGACCATTTGGGGTCATGAAGCTCCCCAACGCACGCATAAAGTTTGCCCCGCCCACGCGACGCATCGCAGGACTCGCCCCAAGTACGTTGATCGCAACGGTATTGAAGGACGCACCCATCATCGCCACCAGCGAATTGCGGCGCATGTACCAGAAAGTCTTTTCCATAAAGCCGTGCGGGGTCTTTGGCTTTACAGCAGTCTCGCGCACGCGCACAAGCATTGCGTTGTAGGCGTCAGGCCCAAGAATCGTGCGCAAAGCATCTGCAACACGCTGACGCTGCAAAATTCGGTAGGTATCGGCTACAGCCTCGCGATGCGTGATGTCATGGACGGTCTCATTGAGCTTATAAGCCATTGCGCGCAAGCTCAGATCGAGCGGGCGATTGACCTTTGCCACACGGCTTTTTGAAGCACTTCGCTGGGTCGCGGCTGTTCCTGCCGTGCCACCGAGCATTTCCTGCACCGAGCTATTGGTGTTGAGGTCATGAGCACGCGTGTCCATGTCACCGTCATAAACCAGCGGGACGTACCCGCCGCGATACGTGCCGTACTTGGTGTTGATTGGCATGGGTCGGATCGCTTGCGGGGCGATCCCTACTGTGCGCTCGTTCAGCGCAGCCAGCTTCGGCCAGATCAGCTTTTCGGACATTTCCCAGACAGTCTGGACAAACACCCAATCTTTTTCTTCGAGCGAATCCAAGATGGCCGTGATCTCAGTGCCGGAATATCGGTTGCCGTCGGTGAGTCGCTGACGGCCTTCCTGAGACCCGTAAAAGAGCGCAACCGCAATACGTTGCTCCCGGGTCATGTAACGATCCGTCCCCGGGACTTTGGCCTTGCGCAGAGTCATTTGCGCGCGTTCTTTAGCCGAATATTGCTTTGTCGCCTTGGTAAGGAACTTGCCCAATTCGCGCATGAACACGACTTGATCGTCAGCAGCCTTGGAGAGACGTCCAAACAAGGATTCAAAAATGATTTTCCCCTGACCCCGGCTGGCGATGTCGATCAGGTTTTCGAGATTCATGAACTGCGCATCAAACTTCGACTGAAAACGCCCGCGAACCTCCTCGACAAGCGGCATGCTGTCTTTCTGGTACGCGTTCGGCTCACCTTGAACAAAGGCCTCCGGGTGCGCTTTCTCAAGCTCGTTCAGAATGCTCTGCTCTTCCTGCTTCACATTCTGATTGCGAACGGCAATGTATTGCTCCTGCTCGCGGCGGGCGACCTTTTCGAGCTGGACCAGTGTGTCGTGGAGCCCCCTCAATTCTTCCATCGTCATCTCGCGATGCGACTTCACAAACCCTTCGTCCAAAATCCAGTCGGGGATTTCCGGCATGATGGCTGAGAGACGCTCCTGCTGGGCAACAATCCATTCCGCCAACGGGGTCTTCGTCTCACGTTTGACCTTGGTGAAATCGAAACGCCCCATCAACGCATTGAGCTGCACCAAGAAGTCGCCACGCATTTTCTGCTGGATCGACTTCTTCTCCAGATTCTTGGCGTGGGCGATGATCCGGTCGACTTCCGCTTTGGCCTCATGAGCCTTGCGCGCCGTGGTCTCGAGGAAAATTTGGTTACGAAGCTCCTGATACGCTTCGGAGCGTTGGTTTTTCCCGAGTAGCGAGCGGGCTTGACGGCCGGCGCGTGCGGCAGCATTTTCATATTTCCACGGCCGCAGCTCACTGACCTTGGTCCGGCTGATCACGTTGTTCGCGTACTCCTCGGCAGCAGCACGCACATTGGGGCCGTTTTCCTTTTTCCCGGTGACGCGCCCAATCGCCTCAAATTCCCGCATCAAGGCACGTGCGCGTGCCTCATTGGTGACCGCTGCATTGGCCGCCTCTTCGATCGCTTCTTCTGTCGCAAGCTCAGCAAACCGTTCGAGCATGATCTGATCAACGCGCGCCTCGATTGCCGCATTGGGCTGATCACTGACTGCGATCTCACGCGCCAAGTGATCGCCGCTTTCAAATCCAAACCGTTCCGCAACCATGTCTGGGTGCCAGCCGTTGCGAGCGGTCATCTTCAGATCGCGAATACGCTGAACCATTTCCGGTGGGAGATCGAGGTCTTCAAGCGCCGCAAGGTCGAAACGCCCCGCACCCAGCAAACTGGGGTTGAGAATCTGGTCGCCAGCACGCGATTCGTCTTCGGCATAAATAACATCGTAATCCGCACCTGTTGAGTACACCTCACCGCCGCGCAGCGACTCGTCGAACTTGGTTTCAAAATCCGCCAAATCCCATTTTTGGTTTTCATCCAGCGTCAGGTAGCCGTATTGCGACAACGCTTCGGCCATCGCATCGATGGATAGCCCACCGTTCGCGCGGATGACGTATTTGCCAAACAACGGCATTGGGCTTTCTTCTTTCGGATCAATCCCCCACTGGCTTACCAACTCTTCGCGCTGGATGCCGCCGAGTTTGGCAATCGCAGTGAACAAGGTGTCGATGGTTTCATCCACCGGTCCGTCGACAGATTTGCGAGGCTCAGGCTTTGGACCCAGCTTTTCGTTTTCTCGCAGTTTGTTGGTCAAAAACGTCCATGCCTGATAGACCGGCTGGCTCATCACTTCTCGACGAGCGTCCATCCGAACCACAGCACGCACGTCATCCTTTTGTTTCCGAAGACGTTTGATCTCGCGCGAGCGACGGTTGTGCGCCCACTGCATGTCGCGCAGCCCCTTGGCTTGCATCGTTTCAATGGCTTCCTGATCGCTCTGGAGGTGGTCAGCCTGATACGCCTCCCACATGTCCTGCGTCATCATCGCTGGGTCCATTTCCGCAAAGAGCGGCATCATGGAGCGCGTGGCTTTGGCATTTTTGATTTCGTTTTCGCTGGCCAACATGCGATCGAAAACTTCACGAACCTCGTCGTTCAAAGCCCCGGCGTCTGGGTAGGACGTCAGAAAGTCCCGCAGGCTGGTATAGACGCTGATCAACCATTGGCGGAACGTCTGAAAGACACGTGCTAACTCAATGCTCGGCGCCTTCCCGGTGAACAGGTACCGCTCAAACGACTCAGCCGTCTTCTCATGAAGCGGCCGGCGTTCTTCAAAACTTAGCGAATTCCACTTTTCGATCTGAAGCTCAACCGGTCCGTCGAAACCGTGCCAATTCAAAAGCGCATGCACGTCATCAACAATCTGTTGCTCTCCCGTTGTCCGGGCGTCTTTGTTCAAGAGCTGATTGGCGAGGTTGATGTCGTTCTCGAAGAAGTAGTGCCCCGTTTCATGCAGGAACGTGGACAGGTCGGCATCACGCAACAAGGAAATGGTGTTAGAAGACGGCGCAAAAGAGCCCCGCTTTGAGCCCTTTCTTTGCTCGTAGACTTCCGCTTGGCGCAGCTCGTCATTGACCGCTTCAATCGTGACTCGATTTTCGTCCCAGATCACATAGTTGTGATCGCCCTCACCTTTACGACGGCTTCCACGATCCAAATATCGAAGGCCGGGGATTCCAAGCGTATTCAGATACAGCGACGCGATATGGTCATTGCTGTATCCACTGATGTCACCCGTGATGTCGAGCCCGACCGCACTGACGATCTCACGCCCAAATGGGGTTGCTCGGCCAACTGCGGATGAAATGATGTTGTAGATTTGCTCGCCCGTGTAATCCTTGACCTCTTCAGGGATCGGCGCATCAAATTCGAGAGCAGCCAGCAGATTGCGGTCATACTCGACCATGTCTTCTACCGTGAATCCGGCAGATTCCAGTGCTTTTTGTACGAACTCAGTCTGCTTGCTGAGGGGTTTGTCGTACTGCAACAGCTCGTTGTCTTCGGGGATGTCGACCTGATACAGCATGCCTTTCGGCTCGGTCATGGTCAGATTCGGCTCAACGGACTCGCGATAAATCTCGAGCTGGTCGCCATTGAATCCACCCAAAATGTATTTCAGGTCCGACGTAGAACTTGCCTGCGAAACATTGGCAATGACGATGTCGATGTTGTTGTAGAAAAACTCGACGTCATCGGCAATTTCATTCAGGTCGATCGGGTTTTCTGTCTCCAGACTGGAGAGAACGGCACCCGCCCGAGCACTCTGTTCCTTCATCAACTCGCGTTGGTCGTAGTTTGCGTCCCGGTCGTAATCCGTTGCGATGATGAATTTTGTGGCTTCAACATAGTCGTCAAACGCCTCTGCTGCGGCAACAACGTCACCACCGGCGTTTTCGATCTCCGCAAGAATGTATTCGCGGAACGATTCAAACTTGCCATCAACCAATCCGTCATAGAAGGACTTGTACTGATCGCGGATGTCTGCCGTATAGACCGAGCGGATTCTCTCGCCCATGAAAAGCAATTCAGGCTCGGAGAGCGCGTCGCGATACCACTCTGCGATCTCACGACGGCTGGCAAAGTAGAGCCCCCATCCAAACGCTTGCGCGCCTTCACCCGTGCCGATGGCATCGAGACTGAACTGATCAAACTCATGCGGGCTTCCGTGATAAGCCGACTGGTTCAATATCTCAGGGTCTTGGGGGTTGAATTCGCCGCCGTTGTAGATGGACTTGATCTGGGTGTCTTCAAACGCCACCCAATCATCGCGATAGGTACCGGTGTCGGTGTAGCTATCTCGGATCACGATCCCGTCATAACCCTGCTTCTGAAGGCTTTTGCGCGTTGCCGCTGCTGACTTCCGGCGTTTTACAAAATCTCGAAATTCGTCATAGCTTCCAAACTCTTTCGGATTCTTGACGCTGAGGTACGCCGGATAGACCACCGCACCTTCACCCTTCTTCTCGGCAAAACGGTTTGCAACATCCGGCTTGGAACCAAACCATGTGCCCAACTCGCCTGCATAGAATCCAGCGCGCCCCATGGCTTGCTGGGTGTCGAATGCGGAGATGTCACGATTCGTGCCGTGATAAACAACAGTTGGCGCGCCAGTTTCATCAACGGCGCGTGAATCCCCAAACCACTCACGAAAGGCGGGTGAGTTTTGATCAAGGGCCGGGGTATTCTGGTCTAGCGCATCAACAACCGTGAGCTTGCGCGTTTCATAGAACTCTTCAGGGGTCATACCGAGTTGGCGCGCACGGGTGGCCGCATTTGCCGCAATCAAAGCGGCGTCTGCTTCAATCTTTTGGCGTTCCCAGCGATTCGCTTTGGCCAGCTCATCAACCACCATCTTGCGCACACGCTCGCGCGATTCCTCAAAACCACGCTCTTCCGTAAGTCGGTTGACCGATTCTTCGATCTCGGCTTTCAGCGTTTCGTTGCCTTCTTGCAGATAGGCGTTTGCCTCACGCAAGGTCATGGCATCCGGGCTCAAACGCACGTTTTCCAGCAACGGCTCCATCAGCTCGGTTTGCATGAACGCCGCGATGAATTCGCCTTGCGGCATCACAATGTCGCCACCGATCCCCAAGGCTTCTGGGTATTGGCGAACAAAATTAGGCGCTGTGGTTTGAAACTGTTCCGGTGTGGTGCCTGTGGCTTGGAAGACCCGCTGCGCCTCACGTGCGCTGATCGTGACCGTTGCGTCCGGTGCGGATTGGTTCAACACCTCAGCAACCGCTTGGCGGCCTCGATCTCCGGTTTGAACGGCGTCGCCTTTGGCGAGGACCGAAACCGCATTGCGGACCCGCTCGGCCATCAAGGCCGCGCGCGCAGCCCGATTGTCTTCACGTGATTTGGCAGACTGTTCACGCGACTTGGTCGACATGTAATTGGCAAACGCTTCCGGTGCTGCCGTGGGGATTTCAAGAATCGCCTCGAGTACCACCTGCCCCGGCTGGTAGGGTTCATCCGCATTGATCTGCGCCAACCGTTCGCCCGTGGCGCCACCCGTCGCCTGAATGGCGACTTCACCCGTGCTTCGTGGGATGAAACTGGTTGGTGAAGACGTGGTGCCTCGAATGAAAATGCCGGCCAGACGGAAGGTCAGCGCATCCATCAAAGCGATTGGAATCCCCCGGTCCACGCCCTGATCTCGCGCGTACGCCATCAAGCGTTCGTCCGCATAGAACGTGGTCCAAGACTGGGCATCCATGGGGTCGAGGCCATGGTCCACCATCGTCTTTTCGATGGTTGCGCCGTATTCCGTGGTGAAGCTCCCGAGAAACGTCAGTGCTGCACCCGTCCACGGTCCGCCAACGGTGGTTCCGGCTACCGCCGTTGCCAATGTCGGCGCGAACTGACCGAACGATTCATTGAAATACATCCCCAGCAGATCGGGGTTGTGCCAGAGATACTGCAACGCTTCATAGGCAGTCGACTTTTTGTCGTACTCGGCCATGCGGTCTTGTACGTCGAGATCCGGTGCGAGCGTTTCAATACGACGCTCACGCTCGGCTTCCCACACACCACGACGAATCGGGTCAGATTTCCAGAGGCCCAGCTCGTGCATCATCTCGCTGACCGAGCGTTTGCCTCGCAACCAGCCGCGCTTCAGTGAATCCAAATAGGGGCTGTCTTGCTCAACCGGGCTTGCGGTCACACCATTCGGGTCTCGCCACTGATCCCAACGCTGGCGCGCCATCTGAAGGTCGGCAGACGCTTGTGTGAAACTCCTGCCTTCACCAATCGGAAAATCTTCGGCCGTAGGGCGACGTGTGAAGTAGCGACGCGACCCGTCGGGCATATCGATCCCGAGCCCAGCATCAAACAACGGGTCTTTGGATAACTCGAACAACGCCTTGACGTCATTGCTCAAGACCCCGCCCATGTTGGTGTCGTTGACGAACAGATTGTTCAGTGCCGGGAACTGCGAAAGGATGTTTGCCTGTTCTTGACTGCGGAGCTTTTCCTCAATGACGGAGGAATTCCGGCTAACGACATCACGCGGCAACCCCGTCTGGTCAGATAATTCGATCGTCCTCGCGTGATCGGCCGGACTCAGACCGGCGGTACGCCGGATATTGATCTGGGTTTCTGCCTGAATCTGACGGGCTGCGTCGCGTGCAGGATTGGGCTGGCTTTGTTCCTTCTTGAGCTGACGGACGGCGTCAGTGGCGGAGATCGTTTGCATTATTTGCTGTCCTCGACACTCATGCCGTACATGATTCGATAGGCCCGCATGATGTTGGCGTCATCGGCAATCAGGTTGTTCGCTTTCAACTCAGCAATGATGTCTTTGCGCACATCCGAAGGGATGTCCGGCACCCAAAACTTGCGGTCTTCCGCATTTCCGGTGACGACTTCGTAGTAGTCCTTATCAGGATCAATCCATGCGCCGGGTTTTGTGACTTCACCCTCGAGCAAGAGACTGTCCATCATGCGTTGGCGATCTTCATAAAGCGGTTGTTTGCCGCCGTTGGCGCGCATCCATTCCTGCTTCAGCGTGGCGTATGCGTCAGCCAAGCGTGCTTTTTTCTTACGGCCGTTGCTGTCTGAGCCGAGCCCGGCGGCGTTGTACAAATTGGTGAGCTGAGTGTTTTCAGAGAGCACATCTGCGTCTTTGTCGACGTCCTTCTGATACCCCTCGAGACGGCGGTAATCTGTGGGTGACAGCACGCCCCGAAATTTCGACATATCCAAATCACGAAATTCCAAGGGCGATTCAAACCGCTGCATCATCAGCTCCGAAAACACTTTTTCGTCCGTAACGATGTCCTTGCCCTGTGCCAATTCGATCAGCGCTTTGTGCGTGGCCGGATCGTATTTTTGGGCCCAGCGCATCATGTCCGGGTCGAGCTTGGTTAGATCGCGCGAAGATTCCCATTGGTCATACAACGAGTTGCGCACGCTGGTTTGTTTCGCCTCCAAATCTTCTTTTCGGCTGCGATCCATCTGATCCCACATTGCCAAGGCGTGTGACAACACTTCGGGCGCATCGTTTTTGTACTTTTTGGTGACATCTTCGCGCGTGAGGTTGTCGAAGTTGTCGGTGACGTACACCTGCACTTCGCTCTTTTTGGCAGCTTCGCGTACATCTTTCTCGAGTGAAGAGCGGACTTTTGGGTCCGTAATGGCGTCACGCTTGCCCATGAAATACCCCAACGCCGTCTGCGGGGCGGTCGACATCATCTGGTTGATTCGTCCCACGTAGGCGTCGGACAACGCCTCGTCGATGTTTTGTTGAATCAACGATTCGTCATTGATCCCGTTGAGGTCTGCAAGTAGTCGCGCTTCTTTCACGATGTTGTCGTGCGCGTTCTTTTCTTCCTCGTAGGTGGTCGCGTAGACATAGAGGTTGGTGTACTTGGCAAGCAGCTTGCCTTTTTCGGTGAGGCGAAACTCATGTTTCTGCCCTGCCTCATAGTTTGCGTACTTGCTCGCCGAGGTTAGACGGTGCAGCGTCATGTCGTTTTCAAAATCACGACGCATGCTTTGCGGAACCTTCAAGATGAATTCTGAGGTCCAGCTCGTGGCATCCTTGTTGTAGCGGGACGTAATCTCAAACGCGTCCTCGCCACGAAGCTCGTTGTTCGCTTGGCCCCACTCGAACTCACGCTGTAACCACTCGGTTTTGGCTTTGTCGAAGGACGCTTGATCATCCAAACGCTTTTGACGCAGCGCGACCTTATTGAGGCCGGTACCTAGTGAAAGCATGCCGTCGCCAATCTGACTCGCAGTCTCCCCTGCGTTGGTTGGCATCTCCAGTGGTTGAATATTGGTCGGTCGAAGCGTGGATGCGCCGACAGACAGATCGTCATAGGTTGGGACGCGTGGCATGGTGACTCCCTAGTTGTTCATTGCGTACCAGTTGGATGCCACCGTTCCGGCTCCGCTGAGAAGCGAGCCAGTGCTGGCACCCAACGGGCTGATCGAACCTGCTTTCGCAAGAGCCGATTGCGCATTGATATAGTTATTGAGCCCCCCTGTACGGATCGACCACGCGTCTTGCGTTGCGTTGATGAAAATCTGATTGGCGTCGATCTCTTTCATCAAATCCGTTGAGGCGATGATTTCGGCCGCAGAGCCTTCACCCAACACCACGCCGTTGGCCGCCAATGACACCCGCTGCTTCGACTTGAGCTGACCCGCTTTCAGGGTCAACCGACCAATGTCTTTCTGACCTTGCAGCATCCGCGATTGAGCGGACCGCTCTGCAATGCGGGCGTTGATTTGCTCCATCTCGGCCTGATGTTTCAGGGCGGAGATTTGGGCTTTGCTGCTGTAGTAGGTCCCGACCGCACTGTTGATCGTGCCGAAGAACGACAAGATCGTGCCGATCTGCCCCATTTGTTTGGTTTGTTCAGGCCCCGGATTAAAAATGGACCACGTCGATGGGTTATAAAAAGCCATAGAGCCCTCTCATGTTTGGACCCATGATCGCCACAACCCTTTCCGATACGCGCACTCAGCCGCCGATGGAAACTTCCAGCGTCATACCCACCACGGTGATCGGAAGCGGGTCAGACTGACGTACCCAGATTTGTGCCGAATCACCCCAACTCGGGCTGATCGACATACGCAATTCTTCAGATTTGAGATCAGGCGCAGAGCCGTAGGGCTCGGTGGATCGTTGTTTGTATTGGGTCAGCAGGCTCAGACTCGGGCCCACATACACACCGGATGAATCCGATACACGCAAGAACACCTGATTGACGTTCTTCATACGACCCTGACCCAGACCATCGATTTGCAGCGCCAGCGGCAGGGTTTGTAGGTCGGCCACGATGGGTAGACCTGCTTTCACAACCACGGCGGGCGCATCGAGCGTGATCTCACCACTGCTGACTTGACGTTGTGGATGCACTGCACCGTCGGCCAAGACGTTGAGGGTCTCGCCTTCCAGCCACGTCAGGCCTGTGATCGTGTTGCGGGCAAAGGCCCATGTGGTGGTCGCTGTTGCGCGTAACGCAACCGGGATGGTTTTGTCGGTGCGTACGGTTGCGACTGTGGTGGATGACACCGAGCTGATCGTCAGGGTGTATTTCACCCCGTCCGTATCGGTGATCACGATCGCATCGCCGACGTCTGATCCACCTGTCGTGAACGTGCCGGCAGATGCGGTCAGGGTCAAATCTTCATCCGCATCCCAGTCGGTCCCGCCGGATATGGTCATGCTGGTCGCACTGGTGTTGGTACCGTCAAACTCCCCACCGCAGTCGACGAAATATGCGTTTTCCGCAGAATCAAACCAACGACCGGCCATGCGCTCGATATAGCGCACTTCGCTCCCATCGATGTCGCGCTTGACCACGAAATAGGCGACATCGTCCGCGTCCTCGGCTACCACGCACACGGACTCGAATTCGCCGTCGGTGTCATGTTGGTGCCATGCGCCGATCTGCTGTTCCGGCATATAGGTCAAACCCAGCAGCTTGCCATCGTCGCGCACAAACCATGCGATTGGATACGGCGCCTTCGAGAAGGCCATATCCGAAATGGTGTGCTGATCAAACAAATGCGGCGCCCGGATCGACAGATCGCCGGTGATATAGCCATTGGCCTGCCAGTTGTAGCCCAGCTCACGAATGTGTCCGCCGCGCGCAGCCGCATAGATCAGCGAGTTGTTGACGATGATCGGCTGCACATTGTTTGCGCCCACGTAGGACTGCGGCTTAACCGACACTGAAGTCGGCGTGATGGCGTCTGAATTGACCGAGGTCACTCGCCACTCTGCCGCCGACGTCAGCAGGATCATTTCCGTCAGCGGGACAATGTGGCGAATGGTGTTGGCTTCGCGCGCGGCGACGCGGAACGCGATGCGGTCTTCGTCTTTGATGGGCAGCGAATAACTCATGTCGGACTCGGTGCCCGACTTGGTCATCCAGATGTTCTGCGGTTGATTGGTCGTACCAGCAAAAATCCGGCGTTGCTCGAAATAGGACACCGCACCGGGGTAGTCGCCACTTCCATTAAAAACTGAATCGTACGTTGGTGGTGTTTTACCGAGGTCCGGTGCGATGTTGTCGTCGACGATCGAGGTGCTGGTGGTCTCCCCTACGTAGCCGTAGATACCGCCTTGGAGCTTGTAGACGTTGTAGCGCGATGCGCCAGACACGCTCGACCATGAAATGGTGACGATCCCGCCGGTTTCCAGCAGGTTGCCGGAGGTCGTGCTGGTCGATGAGGCTTCAGACTCGCTCACCCCATCGGCTGCAACGCTGGTCACCAAGTACGTGTAATCGTATTTCGCCGTGCTATGCCCACTGGCAGAAGCGCTCACACCACCGGGGGCACTGATGGGTGCAGTGAAACTGATGGTGGTCAGGGTCCAGCTCGTTGCGCCCAAACGACGGAGCTCGCGCGGTGCGTAATTGGGGTGGGTCAGCGTCAGTACGTCTGCGGATTGCACGTAATGAATGTCGAACAGGTCCGCTTCCGCATACGGGTTGCTGATCTCATACGGGCTGCCGCCTGAAAGTAAGGTGCCGCCTTGCGTATGGAAACGGATATAACCGGGAGACAGCTCGATCACCATGGTCTGCGTGGTCGAGTATGTGAACGGGATCAAACGAGTGCGCTTGGTCGAATCCTTCACCTCACGCACATACGTCGTGCCAGCGCGATTGCCTACCGGCCCATGCGGAAAAACCACGAAATTGCGGCAAGTAGCCAGACCCGTCTGGTACTTAACGTCGTCAATGCGTCCGTAGAATTCCGGGGTAACTTCCCCGCCTGCGAAGGAGCGTTGCAGCGTGCGGGTATTCGGCATGACTACCTCGTGACCAAACCGTCAAACAAATAACGATTCACAACGCCGCGTTGGCTGATCCAATCGGGGGTGTGATCAGGTTTGTGCTGACGTTGGTTGGAATCCGAGGCTATCGCCTGCTGGAACATCACCTGAAACATGGACAGACAGCGCTTGGCTTCGCTGGTGCCCGCATCCCCCTTGATCACCGGCCCAGCCAAATGGGATGCAAGCAACCATGCCAAGGCGTCCACGAACAGCGGCGGGAATTTGGTGGTGTCTGTGACCCGTACGGAATAACGAATGGTGGCGTCCGGTAGATCGGTCAGGATCATCGGAGTGCCGTCAGATTGGTTTTCGGTGTCGTAATCGACGCCTTGGTCATCTGCCGACGAGGCTGCCGGCAAGATGGCGAGAATTCGGATGAGGTTACTGGGTAACGAATAGGCGTATGCCCAATCCCATGTGGTTGTCGACAACTGGGCGAGGTTTGCACGCCGGGTTGAGAACTTCCATTCGTGCAGCTCGAGCATGGAGTCGCGCGCGATTGGATAAAACCGGGCGCAATGCTCCGCCTGTGCAGAGCCTTCAGGTGGGGAAATGCTGGCAACACTGGCCACATCGCCCAATCGGGCAAGAGCAAGATTCGCAATGTCGACTTCAGATGCCATGACAGCTCCTTAAAGAAAGACGGGGGCGATATGGCCCCCGTCAAAGCCCACCAAAGGATGAGGACTGCTGGAGGAAATCAAATCAGGTCATCGACACCATCGACCGCCAACGCTTCGGCTTCTAGTTTGGTCAGCTCAGAAAAGGTTTCAGGTTCGGCCGCTTTCACCGCACGTTTCTTTTTCGGTGCGGGTTTTGGATTGGCACCAGCGCCTTGAACTTCCATCCAAGATGCTGGTGCCGTTCCTTCAGGCAGCTCGAACACTTCGCCAGATCGGTACAAAACACCACCAATGAAGCAATCCAGATTGGTTTTGACGACAGTGCCCATGCCCTAACCCTTAGTTGGACGCGTCTGCGTAGGCGCGCCAGCCCTTCGGATCAGAGGTCAGGAAGACATTGACCTTGCCAGCGGTAACCGCAGCGGTAGCGACATTCGCGAGAATGCCGAGGTAACGCTCATAGGTTTCACCTTTTGGCAGGCAAATGGCTTTCTGATAACCCGCAGTCAGGGTTGCTTTGCCGATAGCGCCGGTGGCGACATGCACAGTGGCAGAGCCGTCGGTAGCGATCGACGCGGCAGCGTCAGATGCGAGCTGGAAGTCGACGGTAGCAGCGCCCGCTGAGGTCACTGCGGTATCGACTTGGATGACAAGATAAATGTCAGCGCCTTCGCCGATGTCGCGGGAAGCGGCACCGAGGTCAACGACATTGCCTACGAGTTGCAGACCGGTACCTGAAGTGCTCAGAGCGGTAGCGTCTGCAAATTCATTGCGACTATCAAGAATCATTGTTGTGCTCCTATGTTCACTCAGGATTAAGAAACGACAGCTTCGTTAGCAGCCAATGCGTCACAACGACGTACCGGAATGCCATCGAACATGGTCACGTGCTTACCACCAACCTGTTCCATCGTCAGGGTTGAACTTGCAACCTTGTTCATGATCTGGCGACGGAGGAAGGATTTGATGGTGCGACTGGTGTAGAACACCGGCTTGCCCAAGCCCATGGACGGGATCAGCTCAACCGCCTGAGTCATCAGGTCGATCAGGTCTGCACCGCTCGCTGCGTTCTTGGTCAAATCAGACAAGTCCACGTTTGCAATGCGGACAACGTAACGCCAGTCGCGTACGGTCAGACCGCAATCCCAACGGTAGTGAGTACGGTAGGCTTCCGCGCGACCGTTAGAACCGTCGATGTTTTCAACAGTGACCTGACCCTTGTCTTCCATATACAGGCCGCCCTTAGAACCCTTCGGATAAATACCGTGGACGGTATTCGGGCCCCAGCACACCAAGTAGATGGAGTTGTTGTCAGAACCAGCGCCGCCAGCAGACAGAATGTTTTCTGCGTTGTTGGCTGACAGGTCATTGAAGCGCGGCGCAAAACCAGTGAACGCTTCCGGCTCAGTGCCTTCATTGCCGTAAAACAGCGTAGAAGACATTTCCTGATTCATGCCCTCGATATGAGCGCGATCTTCAGAAAGACGGAACGCGGCTGAGTTGCCGTTGAGATCGGCCAACGCCTTATCGACTTCCGCATACGCTTCGAGCATGCCGCACGAATCAGTGATCTGTGCAGTGGTGCTCTTGGTCGGCTGAACGCCACCATACAGCTTGCGCCAAGTCGGGGTCGGCAGACCGGTACGAACGGTGGTGCGGTGGCCGGTCGGCAGATTGCCTTCGACCCACACCATGTCTTCGAGAACTTCGTTAGTTTGGGTCAGGATTTCCGCGATTGCGTCAATCTTTCCATCCGGGTCCAAACGCTTCGTTACATCCAGCAGGGTCGGATGAATTGCAGAGAGAGTAGACATTTGAATAGCTCCTTATGCCTGATTGGGAAAAAGTCGCTTTGCCGGATCAACCGAGGCACCTACCCCGCCCTGACCACGAACAAAGCCGTCTTCACTGATTGCCTTGCCGGCTCGGTAAAACACGCGGATCACTTCCGGGTGATTTCCCAAACCGGACTCGTTCAACAGCGCGGTCAGCTCAGGCGTCCCAAAGGAATCCAGTGCCTTCTTCGCAATCGACAGGTTTTCGTCGAGCTTCTCGCCGCCGAATTCCTTGTCGGATTTGCTTGATTCAGCCCAGTGTTTCTGAGCATTGGCAATCAATTCCGCTTGGCGTTGCTGCATGGCCGGGGCCATCTTCAGCAACATTGCTTGAGCCTTGTCCTGTGACAGATCAAGCTCCTTGGCCACCTCTTTGAACGCTTCGAGGGAGTCGGTATCGACCGTCAGGTCACCGAGCTCGAACTCGTATTGCTCAGGCGCACCGTCCGGTTTGGATTCCTCGGAGACTTCCTTGGTCACCGCACCTTGGGTATCAACCTCGGCTTGAGTGTCATCAGCACTTGGCTGTTGTTCCGCTACCGATTGCTCAGTAGCGACTTCGACGGCTTCACCTTCAGTGGTCGTTGCGGCTTCACTCGTCATCAAAGTTTCGTCGTTCATTCTTGGCTTCCTTCACCATCGTTGGGTACAGGTTTGGACAAATCGCGTGGATCAAGGCCAAGATGCGCAGACCCTCGTTCCTGTTACCTTCAGCAAATGCCATCGACATTGCGTTGGTGTTGAACGACAGACGGAACACACCGGCTCGATCCAGAAGACGCCACACAACGCGGCGCCCCCGTTTGCTGGACATCAGCCATTGCAGATCGGCTTCTTCGGATTCGCGGGAGATGCGGTCTTGCAGGTCTATTTCCTGCTTGGTGCGCTCTTGGCCTCGAATATCGAGTGGGTCGTATCCGCTCATGAACGAACGGTAATTGGGTAGAATCGAGATACGCGCACCCCCGCGACAGGAGGCTTTCAATGAGTACCAGACTTCGGCGTTCCTTCATCTGGCATGCGATGGCAATCGCAGCGTTAGTCAGTCAACCGCTGTCAGCGGAAGAGAAATGGTGGGAAAAGGATCCAGTGGTACCAGTGCTAGAAGCTGTCTGCTTTGAAACTCAAATTCGTGACATTGAAAAAAAGTGCAGAGCTGGGGATGTCATAGATTCGATCAATTACAACCTTGTTTCTGTTGTATGCGATTACCGTTATACGATCATTCACAAAAATGACGAAGCGTCGTGCGTCTATCTCGGAAACAGGCGTGTTGATCGACTATTCCTCCGGTCAGACTGAATGCGCAGACTGAAGTATGTGGTCCATCTACCTCGAAGCAATCAACACGAAAGACGGCCCCGTGCGCCGGGTGACGAGACTCGCGTCCGGTCTCATCTTCGCGCTGGGGCTTTCGGCGCTCCTAGTCTGGCCTTTTCCTAACGCAGTCAGCGTATGGGTCGGCGTGTTTTTCATCCTCACCATGACGCTGGTCGGAGGCACTTTTGGGGCCATCGTGGTTGGCAGCGCCTTTAACTGGACGCTGACCAAACTTGAGATTGTCGATTACGAACCAACCATAAAAACAACGTTGCTGGAAGCGTTGTTTGCCCTCGTGGTTGGCCCAGTGATTGCCGCTCTCATGGTCTTACTCGTGATCGGCCTTGGCGGCGGTGGATGACGCTACCCCGTAGAGGCCATTAACATGTGGTCCATCTACCTTGAAGCGATCAACACGAAAGACGGCCCTAATGGCGTCGGGCGAGGTTAGTACGGCAGCAGAGAGATCAGTGCTTCGAACAGCAAGCCGATGGGGATCATGATCAACATGCCGAAAATCAGTGCGCCGTATTTGGTCTGGCGCATGTCAATTTCTTGCATTGACTGCAACTCTAGGAACATCGCCTCGATTTTGTAGGCGGCATCTTCTGCGGTTGTGGGCATCCGGTTCGCCCGCTCGGGACCCCACCGATAGCGGTGATTTTCCATGGCCTCGTAATACCA